GCCCTGGTGGGTCGCGACAACATGGCGACGACTAGCTTTAAAGAAATGGAGAGTAATAAATTTGAATTGACTAACTTCGCAGGTAAGAAATTAATTGTCTTGCCTGACCAGGATAAGTATGGAGGAAGCGTTGGAGTTCTAAAAAACCTCAGCGGCGGTGACATGGTTCGCAATGAGGTGAAGAACAAAGCCAATGTGACTTCTTTTCAATACAAAGGAATGATTATCATTACGGCCAATGCGGAAATTCAATCGACTGATAAAAGCACTGGGCTTCAACGAAGACGCCTTACTTTATATTTTAACCGTGTGTTTAAAGGTAAACCGTCCGAACAGCGAAATCTCATCTCATTTAGCAAGAGTGGAGAACCAACTGGAGAGTTTGCTAAAGAACTTCCAGGACTAATTAACTGGTTGCTTTCAATGTCTGAAGAGACTATGAAGGAATATTTGATGGCGACCTCTGCTCATGTAGAGGGCTATCACAAAGAAGAAAGTGATCGCGATCGTAGGGTATCGACACTCCATGATTGGCTGGGTGAGCATGTGATTTATGATCCGAACTACTGGACTGCAATTGGTGTAAGCAGAGAGAAGCCCTTTAATCAAGAGGGTAATCACAAGTTCGCAAATTACAACATTGAACTATACCCAAGCTACTTGGAGCACTGTTCAAATATCGGGCAGAAATCTTCTACACGTGGCAACTTCCTTTCAAACTTGATTGAATACTGTCGTACCAACAACCTCGATGTCAACAAAGAAAAGTGCAAACGCTCCAATGGTTTGAAAGGACTGCGCTTAAGAAATGAAAGCTCAATCGTAAAAGAAAATGAGTGGCCCTCTGTTCTTGACTATGTAAATGACAAGGAAAGATATAAAAATATCTATGAAAAATAAGCTACACTAACTCAGGACAATGTAGTTAGCATGGCTAAGAAGAAGATTTTATGGAGCGGCGATATTGTCGCTATGACTGGATTCGCTCGCGTAACAGAAAATTTAATTACCAGACTTGACCATAAATATGACATCACAGTTCTTGGTAACAATTGGTGGGGTGACCCTGCACCCGAATTGCAATCGAGATTTCGGATGTATCCTTCTTCGAATAGGCACCAGACAGAGCCTTTTGGAGTGCAACGAATTAAGGAAGTAGTTGCCCGTGAAAAGCCTGACATCGTATTTGTAAACAACGACATCTGGATTGTTAATCAAATCTATTCACAGATCGAAGATTTACATAAGGAAGGATCGTTTAAGTTTGTCGCTTACTGTCCAATGGATTCTTATGACTGGGCGGGAGGATTGTTGGACAAGAGCCCTGCGTGGGACAAGCTCGTCATCTATACCAAATTTGGTGCTGATGAGTTCATGAAGGCGGGTTATCCAAATGAGATCGCCGTGATCCCTCACGGTGTGACAACATCTCAGTTCTCTACACTGGATAAAAAGGAATGCCGACGTAAGCTTGGCCTCAAAGAAGATACCTTCATTGTATTTAATGGCAATCGGAATCAAGCGCGTAAGCGCCAAGACGTGACCATCGAAGCCTTTGCTGAGTTTGCGAAAGACAAGCCTGACGCCATGCTTTACATGCACATGGGGCTGAAGGACCAGGGGTGGGACATCATGTCTATCTTTGCGCAGGAGATGAAGAAGCACGATCTCAACCCAAACGGACGGATCATCATGACTTCAAACACACCTCATCCGCCCAATGTTCCTGTAGAAATGCTTAACATTATTTACAATGCAGCGGATGTTGGAGTTAACACCTGTAAGGGTGAGGGTCACGGACTAGTGAACCATGAGCATGCTGCATGTGGCGTGGCTCAGGTTGTGCCTAACCACACATCACTCAAAGAAATCTTTGATGGTGCAGGTCTTCTTATTGACAATGCCTTCGTTGATGTAGACATGAACTACAACCGTAGGATGCCGATTCCCTGTGCCAAGCATCTTGCTGAGATCCTTACTGAACTGTACAACGATCGTAAGTGGCTGAAGAAAGTTGGTAAGGCGTGTAAGGAACGAGCTTTGGATCCAATGTACCAATGGGATACAGTTGCTGAGAATTTTGAAGAGGTCTTCGATGAGGTCTTGGCCGTAGAGGGCTAGTACTAAAACTATTAATATTTAGGCTACTAAGCTCCTTTTAAAAGAGGGGCTTTTTATACTCTGTCTAGTGTACGTTTTCCCTTATACTAAGTAGAATTAAGGTGTAATCGGTTTTCATGATGCCTTCGCAGACACGCCGTCGCTACAAGCCCCTTCCCTTTGATTCCATTGAACACGCCAACGAGTATCTAAAACTCTCTGAAAACTACCCAAGTGGTTTGGAATGGGTCTATGAGGACGGTTGGCGCACTAAGGGTGAAATGTGCGGTAAGTGGAACGCAACTGGTGAGTACTATGTCGTCCGCTTGTTTGGAGAGCAATACCATGCACACCGGATTGTTTACTACTTAAGGACAGGAGAAGACCCTTCGGGTAAAGACATTATCCACGGAGCAACAAATAAATCTAAAGACAACAGAAAGGATCTGATGGCATGGGAAGGGCTTAGGGTCAACAATGTGTCTCACAGGGGCGCACTCCGTTTTCGTACTATCAAAGAAAAGAAAAGTGCCTGAGAAAAAGCAACGTATCGTTCTTCCATTTCACAAGGACATTGATATCCTCGATGCTGAAGGCCTGGAAAACCTAGGGCTCTATCGAGGAATGGATTGCATTCACGGGCACAGCATACGTAACATCAAAGACAAATGGTGTTACCACTGTGCTCACAGAATCTCAGTGAACTCCTGCGGGTTTGACATTAACTATATAGATAGCGAATATAAAATTCGCTTTCTAGAATTTTTAAAACATGTAGATGTAAAAGGCACTAATGAGTGCTGGCCCTGTGACATAAAGAGTAAGAGGATGACATTTCCTTCTTATAGATCAGAGTCTTCAAAAGCATTCTCTGAGAATTTGATGGTTGCGAAGATTATGTACACTGCAGCTTGGGGGGATATCGGTTCACTAAGACTGACCAGGAAAAAAGATGTTTGTACAGTTGACAACTGTGTAAACCCCCTGCACTGGGAGTGTGTTTTAAATATTGACGTAGCTCCGAAAACAATTCATCCTCTGGTGTATGAATTAGATTTTGCAAAAATAAAACACTATGGAATTTTGAAGCAGCAAAAAAAGGTAGAGGATTATCGCCTTGCTCAATTCAAAAAGCACATCATTCACCCATCTTTATTAATGCAAGGCTAAAGAACATCTTCGACTAAAATTAAGTTAATACAGTTAACTTATAATGTCACGCATATCGCAAACTACTCCTCAAAGAGGGAGAAATGCAAACACTCCGTTCCCTTTAGGTACCTTTAACCAGCTTACCCTCCGCGTTATAACAGGTGAATTAGGGCCCGTCTATAAGCCAGTGGGTTTTTCTGATACCCTTAGAAACTCTAATGGCGGAATGGGAGGAGGTACATACAACGCTTGGTACCAAGTAGAGTTGGCTGTTCCAGCTTGGATAATCCTAACGAAAGGTTCTTTTAAGCCTAGAGATTTAAATATATCTGTCTATGATACAAATCAGATAGAAAAATTTGGCAGAAACATATTCGAGAAAACTGGAATAAGTACTGAAGTTGCTGTCCAAGATTTTAGTATTGATCCGGCTTCTGTAACTATTTCCATGCCTGCTCTTGCGCGTAAAGCTTTCACTGATTGGGCAAAAATTTTTTCGGGAGAGACCTTTAATTACTATCCCTACTACAATACTGTTGCTGCCACTGGTTCAGATTTATACAATACTTATGAAGCTTACAGGCTAGATAAAGGGGATGAGATGTATTACCCATTGCCTGTGGGTAAATATCTAATCTGCATTTCTATGACAAAAAATGAACCACGTGCTTATGAAGTTGGTTTAGTTGTTGAGCCAAAAGATGATATTGTTTACGTTCTTTGTGAAGATGTTTCTGTTGTAAATCTAGGGCTCGAGGATACTACAAGTTCGAGCAATTTATTGGGCGATGCTACACCTGGTTTCTTTGACACAACCCATGATCATTCCTTGTCTGATTGGGACGCGGCGTGGAAACGGGATAATAAACCTAATTCTCAACTGCCTGTCATATTTTATCCTTTGTTAAACAGAGGATAAGCATTTTGCCCTTTAGAATAAAGTATTAGCGAAACGAGCATGTCGGAAAAAGTATTAGTTTCAGAAAAAGGAAAGGATCTCATTGCTTCCTACTGGAGCGGGCCAGCTAAACAGAATAAATCGAATCCTACAAAAGCTTTTGAGCGGTATTGCAAAGAGGAGCCCTGGCAGTTAGAGTGTAGACAATATGATACTTAAATGTGTCAACACTTATTACTAACATCCCGCCCCAAAAAGTCTGGGTACGTAAAGAGTATCTTAGGGATTTACGTGATGGGTTTGGTGAGTACGTGCTTGGTTATTGGGTCTCTCTTAAATCCCTACCAGGGAGGCCGTTTTACTTTGAAACCTACTTACCGGAATATGGTGCGCTCTATGACAAGCTGCCGATCTCTGCTTTTCTAAACTGGGATTCAGATTCTCCTGAATGTCCTGTCGCTCCAGATCCTGATCTTGATCTTGAAAACTTGCAATTTTGGAATTGTTTCAGCCATGATATTGTCACACTTGAAAAAAATCTTACTTATACAATGCGGTGGGAGATACGTACTAAGACCTTTGGCACTCTTTGTGGTGATTACTTGTTTACTATCGACAGCTTTAACGGTGATCGCAGCCGCACAGACATCAGCTTCGCGGAAAGCCCAGACGAACACAAATCCTTCAATGTCATCGCATTGCAAAATGGTCAGCTTGCAGCCTATCCCAACAACAGATGCCGTCTTATTGATCCTTCTTTGTCACCCGAAGAACTCAAAACCCCAGATTTTCTTGTCTCCACGCGATACTTTAATGTCGAATATCCCAATGCAAAGTTTGGGAGACTAGGTGAGTCTGAAGAATATTTCTGGGAAACAAAGACAGAAAAGACTAACAGTAAAATACCCTATAAAGTATTTATACCTGCGAATGATCAGGAAGAATTTGACCTATAAACGAAGAAGGAAAAAACTTACTTTTAGTAAACTTTTTGATAATGGTCAGCTTCTAAAAGCTTTTTTGACACCTGTCGATATAAAAGACAATAAATGCATATGGAATTTTGCCATAGCAGTCAGTCGTTCCAATAGACAAATAAATGATTGGAATAGCTGCAGGAAAAACAAACGTGCAAATAAACTTAAGGTTAATGTAACTGGTAATGTTGGAGCCAAGTCTTTAATAGAAGCTGCACGGATAACTAGAAAATGCTTCGTGCATATACAAAAAGGAGATTCTATAATTTTTAAATGCGAATCATCTATACGTCAAAAACAACTGAGAGTTTTTAAGAAGTGGCTAATAAACAGGGAAAAACTAAACTGGGAATATTTAAAAGATTTTAATATTTTCTTTATATATAAAAAATAGAAGCACTTATAATTAAAGAAGTTGAAAAGTTTTTAAAATGGAAGACATTCTTACCAGCCCTTACTTTTGGATCGTGATTGCAGCCTTGTCTGAAATCATCGGAATCTCTCCATTGAAAGACAATAGCATCGTGCAGTTAGTTCTTAAGGCTATCAACTCGATTAAGCCTGTAAAAAAGGGCTGACTCCACCCGATGGCAAAATTGTATTTACTATAAGCACTCGTTCACTTCTGGACGATGTTGATCGTGAAATTAAACGTCAAAAGTTTTACGCGACTTTGCCATACAAGCTAGATGAAGCCGAAGACAAATGGCACCAAACTCAGCCTGTTAATATCCCTGCTCCAATAGAGATCGGGGATTTACATATTTGTGCGCCCTGGTATCAATCTTCTAGTGGCTGAAACCAGAAAACAACTCCATCATTTTTTTCGCAATATTTTCTTGTAGCGTAAGCTTGATCTTGGCTCATAGTTTCGCACTTACGTTCATTATTAAGTTCCCAACAGATGTTTACTTTAATGGGCTTCGTTTTTTTCATATAGATTTAGTGATAATGATCAAAATTACAGAGGCAATGCCCCATACGGCCAATAAAGGAATAATAATCTTAGAGAATTCCAAAGACCTTTTTGCAAATTTGATACTTAGCTAAGCGATCATCGTATCCATTCCATCCCCCGTTAATTCGATAGCAACACTCATCAAATCCTTTATGGATACAAACATCTAATAGTTTGTTATCTTGAATCCAGGATAGGGCTGAACGGAATGGGTACTGTTCTGCTACGTAGTCACATCCGCGTTCAACAATTTTAGGGTCGTGTAGCTTCTCCGCGCAACGCTCATAGTTATAGCGTCCTGTTAATTGCAATACACCAGCACCTTTAAATTTAGGGCCATCACCTGGCTGTGTATTGCCAAGATCTGTACGCCCTTCATAAGCCCAGCCATCGGCTAGCTCTTTGAGCCAGATAAAATTGTTGGTTTCATGCATTAAATTTGCAGTAAGCATGGCAACAGCAAAATCGAATTTATCGAATCCTGTTGCCATTAATAGCTTATTGAAATCACCACAGAAGGTCGCATCAAATCTATCTGCAGCGTAGCCGGTAAGCTGCTGCATGACCTGTGGCGTGATTATGTTTTTAGCCGGATCAGCCGGGCCAGCACGGTAAAGTTCTGCGAATTCATCAAGCACATCTTCTGGAATTTTAGATTCCAAAAAATTGAATGCCGCAATTTGATGCGGCAATTCCTTGTAGTACTTTGCTGCGTTATTCAGGTTGATCGTCATCGCGCACCTCTTCCTCTTCAGGATCGAAATCAAGAGTGTCGATTAATTTTTGAATTAAGTCTAAGGAAAATGCAATAAGGTTGGGATCACCTGTGACCCTGGCTGAAGCAAAAGAATTAATACCAGAGACCAACTCGCTTTTTTTGCAGGCCATGAAAAAAAATTACCTAAATAAATATACCATAATTACCAAGGTACTCCGTTAGCGGTTGTCGGATTTAAAATCTCTTGTTCTTGTGCTGCTAAACCTGACTCGATTGCAGTAACTGTTTCAGGTCCCAATGCATCTTTTGCCCACTGAATTGCCTGTTCTTCAGTAACTTCATCGTAAGGAGTGTAAGCAGCTGGATCAGGTTCACCTAGTCCTACACTGCCATAGCTAGATGCTTCAGAGAGTTGTGCCGTCCAATGCACTGTTGTTACTAAACCTTCAGGAGGTGTGTCACCGTCAGGTAAATCTCGTTCCATTGAAACTACATTCCAAACTACTGTCATTATGATTATTAATGTATGTTCTCTTATTTTATAGCATGTTATTATTTTTGTTATTAATTAAGTTGACGGTGGAATTGGCCAATCTACATTCCAAGGGAAGCCTGCTTGTTGTGGTACATTGCGTAATTCCTGTCTATAAGTAGCCCATGGAGCTGAATCAACAGGCGTGTCAGGTAGTTGCGTCCAATCACATTGCTCAAGAAGCATATTACGTTGTGCACGAACTGCAGATTCTTTATTAACAGTGCGTTCTTGAATCTCCTCAGGTGTGGCTGGCGTGCTAATCCACTGCTCGACCCATTGATCACCTTCCTGCACAGCGTTTTGCTGAAGATTTACGGTGTAATCATATTCTGGTGGATCAGTAGGGATTACTGGAAAACAATTAAAGTCAGCAGCAATTTCGTCAGTCACAACCTCCGGGAAGCTGGTGCCAGCATTGGCAAGCTTAAGCTCATTCAATGTGTAGGGGTAACTTACAACACCACCGCTACCGTCTGTAAGAACGTAAAACATGATTACAAATCTACTTCTCTTTTACACTATACCAGGCAATTAAATCATTTTGCGTCGGCTTATGTATTTTAGCCCTTCCAGTACTTAAAGGCCAAATCTTGTTTTAAATGCCTCAAAGTTTTGATTAATCTCGGTAGAAGATAGTGCTCTATTGTACAATTGGGCAATTGGGACACTACCATCAAGGTACCGAGAACCAAAAGAACTACTGTCTCTTCCAATTTCTATGTTGCTAATGGTTGTAGACTGATGGTCCGTTACGTTCGTTGCCGATGCGGTGCCGCTTGATCGACATAAATACAAGCGAGCAAAATTACTTTGCACAGATGCGGCCACCATGCACATTTCTTGAGATGGGATATTCAAACCACTGTTAAAGTCGTATGTGTCACTATCCCCGTTCCAGTGATAACCGACTCTCTCTGTAGTTGAAAAAAGGTTCAATCCATTAACGTTACCGCCGTTTCTGGCAAAAAGCAGTCCCGTATAACTAGATTGGCTTAAGTCATCCAGTGTGAGCCAAACTATAAATGTTGCGGCACTGACGGTAAATGAAGTTGAAGTTGAAACTTCAACATAGTCATTACTACCATCAAAAACCATCTCTCCGCCATTACTAGAACTATAAGAGGTTCCGTTTTGTAAAGTTGCCGTAGTGTTTGAAACAAGATCTGTCCAAGTTGTTCCGGTGCCAGGGTAAGATGCTGTTTTCCCGGCGTCATAATATAGAACTAGGCCATCAGTCACATAATCTTCTTCTGCTGCTGCTCCTGCTGCTGCTAATAATCCCTTACCTTGCCTCATGCCACTTCTCCAACAAGTGCTCCATAAATAACATTACCAGCTTTCCAAAGCTGAACAACGGTGTCGCCTGAAGTAGCCAAAGTCGGTGCGCTGCCTCCTGTCCATACTACACCTAAAGTTGTCCAGGTAATAGTGCGAGAGCTGCCATCATCAATGTGTAGCGTAATCGATTCACCGTTATCCCAGTTACTTTGAGTGGGAGTTGAGTTACCTCCTAAAACAACAAATTGAGTTCCTCCGTTACCTGGATTTAAAGCAAAACCTGAAGACCAGGTAATTGTGAAAACAGTTTCTTTGAAGTTGTTTGCTGCCGCAGTACCGTTTACCTCGAGTTTATCTCCTGGACTAGTTGTGCCGATGCCGACGTTACCGCTGCCGCGGATGGTCATCCGAATAGTCGGCGCGGTTTCAGTGACATCTGTAGTTCTAAATTCAAATCTAGCGGGTACGGAATTGCTAGCCACCGCGCCGTCAACTTTAATATCGAGCCGTGCAGCGGTCGTTACGTAATCAGTTCCATCATGACCAGAAAACCTAAACTGACCTAAAATGTCGTTATTAATCACGACGGCTCCAGCTCTTGACTTCCCTAAAGTGATTTGAGGCCCTCCATTGCCGTTTTTTTCACCCACACCAGTTAAAATCTGAGTGGAATCGGTTTTCACCTGAATTCCTGGGGTTGTTGATGTAAAGCTTGATCCGACATCTAAAGCTGTACTTAGTCCTAGAAGTAATCTGGTATTATCAATTCTAAGTTTTTCATTGCCGTTTACACTTGCGATAAAAGGTCTTGCGGCAGTGCCATCAACTACAAGTGTTCCGGCAGGAGCCGTCGAACCGATTCCCACGCGGCCTTCGGATGTGATCCTCATCCGCTCCGTCGGGCTGCTCGCTCCGTCGGCAGTAGTGTCGAACACGAGGCGACCTGGCATGTCGTTAGCGCCAGGGGTGCCGTCTACTTCTGCTGCAATGCTTGCCAGTGGTGTATTGAGGTCAGTCGTGTCTCTGCCAGCAAAAGCAATCAAGCCGACTCGATCCCCGTTTGCCAAAATTCCTGCTGTTCTTTTCCTAGCAAGGTAAAGCGCACAAGAATCACCAGCACCATCGCCAGTTCTTAGCAAACTAATTGAAGCGGTACTGAAGTTTGACCCAGATACTTGCAATGCACTGGTTGCGCCATAGATAGTATTTGAAGTGCTAG